AGGATTCTGCAAATAGTTTTCTAACTTCTTCTTTATCCTCGGCTGGTAATACTCGAATGCTTAACCATGTTGGAATATACAATAGGTGCATGTTAATGATTCCGCCACCAGCTTCCATACCTTCCATAACATTTTGTAAATTAATCTTTTTAAATTTCTGTTGTATTTTCCATTTAGCGAACTCTGGAAGATGTTTTATGTTTAATATCTGTATAGCAGTAGCAATACTAACCTGTATGTTATCCGGAGTGTTATCAAGCCTGTGTAAATTTTTAACTATAGTATCCCATTCGCTAGGGAACCGAATATAATAATTTCTTTGATCGACAGCATCGATACTGAAACCTACTTTCACTAATTTGAACTGTTTCCAAATTTCTATAATTTCTTCGTCTATTAATAACCCGTTGGTGTTGTATCTTATAAGAATTTTATCTGCATATCCTTGACGGATAATTTCTTCAAGAAACCATTTGTGTTCACGGATCATTAAAGGTTCGCCGCCAGCAAAATACACTTGTTTTAGATTGGGGATTTGAGCGTACATTTCTTTCCAGAAGTCTGGATTTTCGTGCCATTTATTATTAAACTCTTTCCGATCCCACGACATTTGATCTTTAAGTTCCTTGGCTTGAAATATCGGATATAACTTTTTATGATCACCGACCCACTGACTGCTATCATGCGGACTGCACATCACACATTTTAAATTACAGGTATGTCCTAACCGCAGATCTAGATAAACTAACTTATCAGGCACAGTGCCATCTTCTTCAGTTTGTTTAATTAATTCCGGAACATCGATACCATCTTCTATCCAAGTTCCAGTTTCCCACATGCGTTTACTAGCCACTCCTTTGCTTTCTTCTTCATAACATTTAGTACAGCTTTTAGGAATATTACCTTCCAGCATTGTAGTGCGCACAGATTTCATGTAATCATTGTTCCATGCTTCTAAAGGTTTACTATTACCAAAATTGGCTGGTTGCCCTTTTTCATTCTTAACTAATCCAACTGTATGATCGTTACCTGCACCGCTCGCATTAGCTGAACAACACAATCGCATATCGCCGTTGGGTCGTGTGGCAAAATGTATCCATGGCAATACGCAGAACGTGTTGCTACCCGATTGCTCAGTTACTTTACGCTGCCATCTCCCTAACATCGTATCTTCAGGTTGGATCCAAAATACGTTATCCATTAAGTGATTCTCTTTCTATAAATTGATCTACGGGTTTTGATAATTCGTTTTTTCCACAGGTTCTTGCACAGGTTATTAATTTTTTAGTTGTCCAATACTCTGCCCATACTGTCTGATATTCGTAAGAATTTATAATATCTTTAACAGATTTTTCTAAGGCATTAATTGTTCCTAGATCACTGAGTAATTCATTGTATTGCTGTAATGCGTGTTGTCTTACATTATGGACTACACTATCTACTGTAGAATAGTTGTAAGGGGTAGATGCCAAAAAACAACAAGGCATTAAATTTCTAAATGCATCGATATAAACTTCTTTGGTTTTTAATACATAACAATCTATTTCTGTATTTTTAACAATTTCTTCGTAATTTTCAATAATCTTTTTATCTAGAAATTTTATTACAGTATTTGTAGGGGGTCTCAGAATATCAACAGTATTCCCTACTTTATCGTAGACTTCAAAATTAGTGTCTCCTACGAATCTACTGCTATTCTTTGTGGTAAATCTTTCAAATCCAATATCTGCGGCAATGTTTTTTGCTTCGTTAATCTGATGCTGATTATGCTCAAATACAATATAGGCCCATTCGGCTCGACCCCCTGCCGAAATAAATGCCTGTGCATTTTTTATTATCTTGTCATATTGTGTTCCGATACGATATCGACTGTGTGTATCACTTAACCCGTCGATACCAAATATAACCAAATGGTTATCTGGTAGTGATGTAGCTAATTTTTGCCACCAATCAATTCCCCGTAGGCTTCCGTTGGTGTGAATTCTTATAGAAACATTGCTGTTATCAGTTATATATTGACACATATCTAGAAGATTATCGTTGAGCAACGGATCGCCAAAATTACCGCAGAAGTAAATATGCTCAACTTGATTCAACACTTCTTGATTGATAATGTGTTTGAAATCCGGTAGAGTCCATTCTTGTATTTTAATCAAAGAGTTCTCTACACCGCCGTGATGATTTCTACTGCACATCGGACAACTTGCTTGACAGTTATTGGTGATTTCTAGGTGTATCTGTTTTAGATCTGTAAAAGGAAACATTGCAGAATATTTAGTAAGCATTGAAGTATGCCATAAATATCTTTATGAAATATCTAGGCAACTATAAAAATTGGATAAAAGATGAATGGATAGATGCGTTATTATCTAATCAAGGAACTGCTAGACCCTGTGACGGTAAGCGTCCCGACAGTCCAGAAGAGCAAAGAGAATATGCTAATGCTCGAGCAGCTGGTTATAAGGATTCGGATACCTACTTCTGGATGTTTGATAAAAACAATCTGCCTTTTGATTTACCGACTCCCCCATTCATTACTGGCAAATATCACTGGTGGATCACTAAGATGTTACCTGGAAACTTCATGCCAATGCATGTGGATCCTCATACCCAGTATGAAAACAACAGTAACAGATATTGGATGCCGTTACAGGATTGGCAGCCCGGACATATTTTCATGTACGAAAATCAAGTGATCACTGACTACCTCGCGGGAGATGTATTTGTTTATAACGATCCCACAGCACTTCACGGTGCCGCCAATATCGGTCATGTCCCCCGATTAATATTACAAGTAAGCACATATGATCAGTAACATAGCAATTACCGGTATCAATCAATTCAAACAATCTGCGGTTGATGCTCTACATCAAGCTATTGTAGATGTTGATGGAATTGAATTACTACCAACTGTGAGTTTATGCCATCATTGTCACAGTCATGTTCCAGCTTGGCGTTATCATCGAGATAACAAAGTTTATATTGTCAAACACTGTGCTACTCACGGTATCAGTCATCACATGATCGAAAGTGACTACGAATTTTATAGTGGTATCTATTATACTCAGGACAATCCTAGATATAATTTCAATGGTGGAGTATTGATCGAAGCCAGCGATCGGTGCAATTTAGAATGTCCACATTGTTATCATTTACCAGATAATAAAATCGTAGATCAATCAATTGAAACTCTCCTAGACCAAATACGTAAATTACCACTGGGTGTTGATCAGGTAAATCGCATTATATTATCTGGGGCAGAGGCCACACTGCGTCCAGACTTCGCAGAATTGGTCACTTCTATAAAATCTCTGCATCCTGCTATATCGGTGACTGTTATGACCAATGGCATACAGTTCGGTAATCATGATTTTGTAAAACAAGTCAAGACCTCAGGACTAGATGGTGTTAACATCGGGTTAAATCATCCCGAATATATCGATCATCATGTGGTTAGACGCAAACAGATTGCTGCCATAGAAAACATGCATATAGAGAATATACCAATAAGTTATATTTCATATACCATGATCAGTCTAGATGAAGTGCATGACATCATGACTGAGATCTGTAGCAATTATTGGCAGGCCAAAAACTTTAGAATACGCTATGGCAGTGATATTGGCCGCAATCCTGGTCAAGAGCGTATCTTTGTCAGCGATGTTTATAAAGCCATTGAGACTTGGTGTAGGAACAACGATAAATCTTTTGATAGAATCATAGAAGCAGACAATAACATCTATCATATCATGGCTCGGATTGAAAATAAAGATATTAGAATCATACAATGGTGTGATGAAACTGACATTGACATGGAAGAATTGCGTTCAGGGCCGTGGTGCGATTTCGTTCCTGACGGTGTTACTAACTTCTTACATCAGATTATTCGTAGAGATGTTTGGAAAAACCAAGGATTAATATTGCCCGATACTCCGCCCGACAGATATAAATTTAATAATAATCCACACAATACTCCGCTGGATCTATTAAATCTATCCTGGAGTTCCAATAATCATGAACCTCTTGTATAGAGGCAATTCTAATTCGCCTGCCCATATCACATTAATGTGACACTGTTGTTTGAATTCTTCTAGACTCTTTGCTGTTCTAACGTGTTCTGGAATATCATAATTATTACTCTGCAATACCAATAGGCTGTTGTGTGGCATTCCACTTATCCATAGGTCATATTGATCCTGTGTAATATGTTCGCAACTGGTATTGATGACAACATCTGCGTCACTGCGAATAGCACACATGTCTGCGGTAACTGCTCTGAATCTACCAGCCATATGCTCTATTTTGTTTATTGTGTTTGCAATTTCCTCACAGGCCGGGTCAATATCAACACTTCGAATATGAGTGGCTATTATATTTGATTGAAATATCAAACTAGCCAATACTCCGTTCCACCCCCCATGAATATCTATAGATACTACCTTATTAATTTGTTTTCTTAGATTTTGAATCAACCAGATTTTACTATTGATCTGCCCTTTCCAGAAACTTTCTAAAGTTCTGTGTGGATCTGGACTATTCCTAATAGCATCCATCCAAAATAAAATATGGTCAGAATCTAGATTCATAATTTTAATTTATCTGCAATAATTTCAGCAGTGATTTCAGCACTGCGATGACCGGGGTGTGCAACATCTCTACCTTGATCTACATGGCTTAACATGTCGCACTCCAGAGCTTCGGCTGTAGCTCCAAATGAGCTGGCTTCATAGTATTTGGTTTTATCTTTCCATAATTGTTTGCTGATCAGTTGACACATCAATGCATTAGTTACAGCGTGTGACGCATTCTGCGTCCATGCCCGATTATAAGGATCCTCAATATTCCATGATCCGTAATTTATAATATCACCATCTGCAAAATATGTGCATCGATCTAATCCTGTCCAGAATTGTACCACTGCTTTGGGTGTGGGATAATTTTTATGAAGAATCGCTGAATTGTACAATGAAAACATCATAGACGTTCCGGGAGACCCCATATTAACTGCAGGTATACCTGTTTGCCTATAAAATGCTGCATCGATAGTTTCACTGTCATCAAGACCAATTCCAAATACCATTGAGCAACCAAATATTACCACGCTTTCACTCCAATTGATTTCTTCAAAAGGTTTGGTTCTATAATATTGAGAATTTAATGTATAGTTAACCGGACGAGTTCGATATCTCCAATCGGAGGGCTGTATCTTTAAATTTTTTCTAAGAGCAACAAGATCATCAGTTCCCATATATTGACGAGTCAATCCGAGGCTATTAGGCCCTTGAGCTTTAACCAAAAATTTATTTTCTTTAATAGATGATACAGTATCGATCATTTATTTTTTGGTATCTTAGAATCGGCTGAACTTACACAGCTAGGTGTCACACATATTTTTGGTTCTGTAAACAAATTAAATCCTTTGTTGAGGGTACCTAGCGGCACATCATGACAACTGTATGATCTCTTAACCTCATTACCTCTTATTATAACACTTTGATATCCACTATTGCAACTCCAATGTTGAAATTTATTAAATCCAAAAGCATTAAATCGTTCTGCTTGATCAAATAGATATTCTGTATTGTCTGCATCATATAATGCAATTTGATAAACATCATCGCCGTTGGCACGTTGTGGAAACCCAGTTTGCATTAAATCGATCATTTCCTCAGTGTAGCCATCTACAATGTTACTGGCTGTGGGATCACTCTGCGGCTTAAGAGTCACGTTAATTCCACGTTCGTGAAATCTCACACAGCGAGCATACAATTCGTCAAACTTCTCTGGCACCATAACTTGATTGATAGTAACATGTACTAGTTCGTACTGCAACTGTAAACACTTGTCGCCAAATTCTTGTTCCTTGGCAAACTCATCATGAAAGCTGGCTGTGATACTACGGCGTTGTAACATCTCAGTGTTCTTACACCATGTGTTCCACCATTTGCTACCGGGCGACAAATTAGTAGTCATATGAATACTTTGATATGTACTTTCAGTTTCATCTAGGTGCTTGACTAGCTCTAGAAGTTGTCGAAAGGCAGTAGGCTCGCCGCCTGAGAAACTCCAATGGAATTCTGTGAATCCATTTTCACGAGCCTGTCGCTTGATTTCATCTACTGTATTTTTATAAACATCCAAACTTTGGTAATCCTGTTTGTCACTGCGAGCATACGGCCAACAATAGGAACAGTTATAGTTACAGAAGCGGCCCAAAATCCAACTGGTGGAGAATAGTGGACGGCTCAACATTGTGCGTTGTCCAAAGCGTACGATATCTTGGAATGGAATTTTTTGAAAATTGATTGTCATAAACTAGTCATATTTAACCGCAAATAAGGTTGCGTCTGTAGAAACGAGAGTATATAATATACATGTGGTCGTGAGTGGAATGGCATACCTCCAGTCCGTTGTGAAACGCACCAGGGAACGGGGCAACGTCTTAGACACAGCCTTTGTAGGTTCGAATCCTACCGACCACACCAATTACTATTATAAGTAGTAGAACATAACTTAAGGAAAACATTATGTCAAACACAGTAGAACAATTAAAATCAGCATTTGAAAACTTTCTAGCGGAAGATGCAAAATTTGCCGCTGGTAACAACGCAGCAGGAACTCGTGCTCGCAAAGCACTTCAAGAAGTTGGAAAAGCAGTTAAAGCTCGTCGTAACGAAATCACAGTAGAAAAGAACGCTCGTAAAGAAGCCAAGGCAGCTTAAATGACTGACAGTATCGATTTATCCGACATCGATATAAACATCGGTGGGAGTGGTGGTACCGATACCATCACTCTCGATGCTGCAGGTTATCCAAATTATTATACCTCCAGTAACAGCAGTGGACTAACTGTAGGGGGTATTCAAAGTTTTGGGTCAATCACTGTTCCTAATACTATTACAACCACTGGCACTACTGGTAATGGATATACACTAGGTTACGGTGCCGGCACCGGTACTTCATGGGTATCGCCAGCTACTCAAGGCTCACTAAAGGTTACAGGCGATGCAGACTTTGATGGTGATGTTAAAATTAAAGGTCACAGCATAACTAACCTATTAGAAAAGATCGAAGAACGTTTAGGAATACTAAATCCCAATCCTGAATTAGAAGAACGCTGGGACAAATTAAAAGAATTACGTAATCAATATATAGAGATGGAAAAGGATCTTCTTGAAAAAGAGAAGATAATGAAAATTTTAAAGGAATCATAAATGAATGTTCGACTGCTATCCTATAGTCAGCCCTCAGAGGAATTTGCAGATATTGGTGTCAAAGATGCACAGGAACTCATTGCGTATTGCGCCCGTGTCAGCAACCCTTCCAATCAACTTAACTCAGACACATCAGAAAAACTTATCAGATACTTGGTCAAACACCAACACTGGAGCCCACTCGAAATGGTCTCAGCCTGTATCGAAATCACTACCACAAGAGACATTGCTCGACAGATCTTGCGACACAGAAGTTTTAGTTTCCAAGAATTCAGCCAACGATATGCTGACCCTACTCAAGACCTCTCGTTTGTGGTTAGAGAAGCACGAAAGCAAGATCCAAAAAACAGACAGAACTCAATCGCATTGGAACCAACAATTGGCGATGCAATGTTACAAGACCAATGGCGAGATAAACAGCTTGAACTTATCAAACTTGCAAAAGATACCTACGAATGGGCTGTCGATAAAGGCATAGCTAAAGAACAAGCTCGTGCTGTGTTACCAGAAGGTAATACAGTTAGTAAACTTTATATGAATGGTTCCTTGCGTTCTTGGGTACACTTCATACAACTACGGTCAGCTAATGGTACGCAACTCGAACATCAATTAGTGGCCAAGGCCTGTGCCGAGGTGATCGCTAAGATATACCCGATGGCTACAGAATTTATTTCAGAATAGGAGTTATTATGGCAACCAGTGATTTTTTAAAAGCAGCACTTGAAAAGAAAAAGGCATCACAAAAGCAAGGTGGTCAAAAAAACAGTAAAGACGACAATCACGGTATACATGGCAGTCAGGTCAATGTCAATAAGCCCGCAAAGAAATCAGCAGGTCGTGGGCGATAATCCAAAATCTATAAAAAACAATCATCTTGACATGTTTTTCAAAAGATAGTATAATTATATTGTTCGGCAGTATAATCTTAAGGAATAAAAATGCGCAGCAATTATTGGTCGATTGGAAAATTTGCAGATTGGATTCGAGGTACGCCTAAGCCCAACTGTGGCACCTGTGAAGAATGGGATGCTTGGGAAGCGACTGCAAAATTCGCACACCCTGTGCGTTGGTGGATCGCAGAAGAAGGATTGGACTACCTTCAAACAATAGTCTGTTATATACCGGATAAACTAAATGATGTCAGATACTATATTAACAATCGTTGGGTTAGTCATTCTCATGCTCTTACTGCTCACCCTCGGGATATCAAGCCTGGTTCTTGGTCAGATGTTGGGAACCGTTTTCTCCCATGTCTTTTTAACGAATTAGTAGACTTTGTAGAAATTGAGCAAGCATGGCATCACTGCATGTGGAGTGACGAAGCCAAGACTGAATTTGAAGTGCCTTGGTGGCGCAGTGGTTGGTTGCGCTGGCGCACATGGCGCTGTCCAGAAGCAGGTATGGAATATTTGAAATGGGCTAGCACACTAACTAACGAAGAGTTCCTTGACGAGGATAAAAAACACGAAGCCGTTCCTACATACCAAGCTACTAGTGCCAAAGAAATTATCGAGCTTTATACTTGGTGGACCGTTACCTATCGCAATCGTCCAGATCCATACGAGGCCAGCGGGTGGACTGCGGCCTGTGAAGCACAGCGTGAAGCTAATGGTGGCAAGCTAAGTTTCAGCACACCAAAGGATCCTGCACTTAGGAAAACACAAGACAAAGCTCATAAGATTCTTCACAAGATAGAAAAAGACTATGCCAAAGAAGACGAAGAGATGATGATTCGTTTAATTAGAATCCGTGAAAGTCTGTGGACTTAATATGAAACCATTTCGACTCTGGGTACAAGAAATTTGGAGAGAAAACTGCGAAGAGAGATTGACATTTGGTCAAGATCTTAGTACAATGAAACAATATTGGAACAACTATAAATGGTGGTTAAAACGTGAATATAGACATCAACAACGAAGAAACTAATCAATTAGAAAATCTTTATCAAGACTATTGGACATTTCATGCCACAATGATTGACAAGGATCACAGTCCGCTTGCAATTGCAGCCATTCTTATGACACAAGCATTGAGCATTTACAAAACTGTCTTAGAAGAAGATGAGTACAATTCTATAGTTGATTCAATTTCCGATAAACGAGACAAGGTGACTAAACTTACATCAGATATGGGAGTATTACATTGAAAGCAGAACTACCAGCAGAAGGTATATTGAAAACCCGTGAATGGGGATCTAGTAAAATGTACAAGATTACCTGCGAGTGTGGGCAGTCGAATCACGAACATGATATAGAAATCGAAGCAGATGAAACTGGTATTAATGTAAATGTGTATACCACAGTTAAAACTGACTATTGGTCCGAAAATATAAAACCCCGATATGATATTGACAGTATTTGGTTGCAGGAATTTGATTGGGCTTGGAAAAGTATTGTAAACAGTTTTGTTCGCAAGGTTAAACTAACCTGGGAACTATGGACTACTGGCGCTGTTACTGCACAAACTACTATTATTCTATCAGAACAACAGGCCCTTAACTATGCAGAAACTTTAAAATCTGCAATCACCGATGTGAAAAAATTTAAAAAAGAAGCATGACCGATATCAGTAAAAGTCCTGATCGCATGACCTTTCAGGCAAAGTCCTACGAAGAAAAGCTCGTAGAAGATCCTGCCAATCGAAATGCTCGTGCTATGGTTGAAATGTGGCAACAGTGGCGAGAGGAAGCAGACGGCAAAGAATTAGATGCTGAGTGGCAAAAGAACAATATGGAATACGATTTGCGAATCTGCACTCCTATTCTAAAAAAAGTTCGTAGTAGTGATAGTTATGCTCAAAACTTATATGCGGCCATGTGTAACATGCGATTTCAAAAATTGGATGTTATTCCAATCTTAAAAGATGAATTATGGAGTTGTTCTTGGCGGCATGCTGGTGGTATTGTTGCTAATATGCGAATGCAAGGCGACTATATCGATTGGTACTGTAGCGGTATTGGGGAAGGACTAGGTAATGGAGACCCAGATGGTACGAAGGGATATATACCTGAGGGAGTTGTAACTGATGAAATTAAGGAGGATCTAAAACAACTGGGGTGGATACCAGTTGAGTGGGATAAAGACTAAATGAGCTATTTGTTATTTGAAATTTGGAGCGAAGATGAGATTGGACACCAGGATTTGGTGGACACCACAGCAAGTAAAACAGAAGCGTTCGCTATCGCAGAACAGTGTCTAGGAGAAGGATTCGTAGCCGCTGTAGTATATCAAGAAGATGAATCGGGCGAACCTAAATTAATTAAACGTTTTGAGGGCGGTTGACAAGACCCAAGTTTGGTGTTATAATATAAGTATTGTTTAATTAATAGGAGCATTCCATGATGGCAACAAAGCGTAAATCCAAGGCGGTACATTTAACTGAAGCAAGATCTGCTAAAGGTCGTGATCATTCACCAAAATGGGATAATGTTGATACAATGTCCGAAGACGAATTCAGTCGTCATTTCCGTATCAGCATGGATTGGTATCGCTTGGAATCATCTGGTAAAGAGTTAAAACCTAAAGTTATTACATGGATGGCTGCAAACGATTTCACTAAAGAACAGATTGCAACATTTAAAAAAACCAAAGATTGGCGTTGTAATCTTACCACAGGTTCGTTAGTTGCTAACCTGCTCAAGGGCATGCCCGATAGTCGTGCAGGGTTCAACGAAGGACGCAGTACATCAAAATGGATTAAAGAATCAATTAATAAGATTCTAGAAGAAGGCAAAAATGATATTGAAGAGGAAGAAGATACCTCTAAGCCTATTATCCCATTAGTAACAATACAAGATAGATTGCGAGAAACTGCTGGTAAAATGGCAGAAGAGATCGATTACGCATTAGATGAATTTACTACAAATCCAGAATCGTTTGATCCTAAGGCTATCAAAATACTTAATCTGCTCAAGGCTAAAGAAGCTAAAGCGGCACATGCTAGAATTATTAAGGGATTCTATACTAAATCCTATGAAGAACTGCAAGAAGCGGCAGAAGGTAACTGTGAACAGCTCAAAGAAGCCTATAGTCATCTTTCTAAACCACAGTTAAAAAAGATCATAGCTTTCTATCATGAGATTATTTCGGCCTGTGATATGCTAGGTCAAGAAGCTAAGGTTAATCGTAAGCCACGTGCTAAAAAAACACAGCCAAAAGAAAAGATCGTGGCCAAGCTCAAATATGCTAAAACCGATGAACAACTTAAATTAGTATCGATCAATCCAACAGAAATTATTGGGGTCAAAGAACTTTGGGTATACAATATTAAATCACGTAAGATTGGCAAATACGTGGCTAATGAATATCTGGAACTTGGTGTTAAAGGTACGTCAATCACAGGTTTCAATGAAAATCTAAGTGTGCAAAAGACACTGCGCAAGCCGGAAGAACAGCTTAAAGAGTTCAAAGCCGCAGGTAAAGTTCAGCTACGCAAGTTTTTAGATGACATTAGAGCTGTAGATATCAAACTTAATGGCCGTATCAACGAAGATATTATCCTACTTAGAACACAATAACAAAGTAAATACTCAGTAAAAGCGGGCCCGGTGCCCGCTTTTTGTTTGTGGATAAATATGTTACTATGAACAAAAAGAATCTCGAACAAGCCCTAGCAGCATTATCCGATGCTTTGACTAGCCAAGAACCCGAATCATTACTCAACGATCCATTGGTATTCGTTAGTCGTTTACCTAAGCGATCCTTGAGTGGCGATCATATATATCAGGGTAAAATACTAGGATTTAGCAGTGCCGGAATCACTGATCAAGCATCAAAAGAACAGATTGTAATCAAAGATGATTACGTTAGTATATCATCGTTGGCTGTTGGCAGCATTGAAGGCGATCTCAAAGTAACCGGCGATGTTACTGCTAGAACTATAAAAGCAGATGTTCTAGAAGTCAAAGAACTTAAAGCTGATATCAAGTTTGAAAAAGATTCTAACATTCCATTCAATGGTGCTAACAAAGGATTGATTTGGACAGGATTAAAAACCACCAAACAGTTTATATTTGCTGCAGAACCTGATAGGTTTTTCAGCTCTGAAACCGTAGACGTTGCTAAAGGTAAATCTTTTTCAATCAACGGTATTAAAATTATTGACGATCAAGAACTAGGTTCTACCATTACCAAAAGTAATTTACGTGAAGTTGGTAGATTACGTGGACTGATAGTTGATGGCTCTATAAGCATTAACAACTATCTATATTACAATGCTTCTTCAGACAGACTAGGACTAGGCACTGAAGAACCTAATGCTAGTTTTTCTGTTGCTGAAGATACCATAGAAGTTATGCTGGGTACTCGAGACAGTGTTCGCGGTATCGCGGGCACCTTTGCTAGTCATGCATTTGATCTAGTCACTGACAACACCACGAGAATTGGCATTGCAGCCAACGGCGACATACAGTTAGGAAATACCAAACAGCCTCCTATACAGGTTAGCGTTCACGGAAAATTATCTGTGAGAGTAAACATGCCTGATCCGGAAGTTGACCTACATGTCAACGGTGCTATTAAATTCAACGGCAAATTACACAAATATGCCGCTACTCATCCTGTAGCAGGAGCATACAACACAGGTGATATAGTTTGGAACACTGAACCTAAAGTAAACAATTTTGTAGGTTGGGTCTGTGTGCAGGCAGGGGATCCCGGTATTTGGGCACCATTCGGAAAAATTGGAACATAACAATGGCCACACAACAAGAAAAATTAGATAATCTTTCAGCACTGCTTAACGATATCCTTTCTGAAAAAAATCAAGATACCAACATCGTTGAGCTATCGTATCTTAAATTCAATGGCGATATCGAAGGCAAAGGATTGATATGGGCAGGTAGAGGACATACCAAACAGTTTGTTTATCAACCTAGTCCTGACAGATTCTTTTCATCAGAGACCATTGACCTAGCTAAAGATCGTGCTGTGACTATTAACGGTGTTAAAATCATCGATGACAAAGAGCTAGGAACTTCTATTATCAAAAGTAGTCTACGAGAAGTTGGTAGGTTACGTGGATTGATAGTCGACGGGTCATTAAGTGTTAATCAATTTTTATATTACAATGCCACATCAGATAGATTAGGCTTAGGCACTGAAGAACCCAATGCTGCCCTCAGTATCTGCGATCAAGGTGTTGAAATAGTCGTCGGTGCTCGTGAATATAACAAAGCGGGAATAGGCGTATATAACAGCAGTGATCTAGAACTAATCACAGACAACACTACTAGAATTACTATCAGTGCAGGTGGTAACATTGAATTAGGCAATCGCAACAACGGTCCTATACAGGTATTAGTTCATGGTACTATGGGCGTTAATGTTGCTACACCAGATCCAAGAACCAATCTACATATAGGCGGCGCTATCAAATTTAACGATACCCTGCATCTCAAAGGCACACGTCCACCAGAAGGTGGCAGTTTCAAACAGGGTGATATTGTGTGGAATTCAGAACCGCAACAAAGACACTATGTTGGATGGATCTGCATTCAATCAGGTAACCCAGGTATCTGGGCACAGTTCGGCGAAATCAGATAACGTGTCTCAAGCATTAGTCATTGGCAACGGTGAAAGCCGACGCAATCTAGATCTAAACTCTCTCAAAATACACAATATTCTTATAGGCTGTAATGCCATACATCGTGATGTCACTGTGGATCATCTCATCTGCTGTGATCGAAGAATGGTCGAAGAGGCCATACAGAATTCCGATACTGCTAACACAGAAATATATGTTCGAGAAGATTGGTTCAAATATTATAGAAAGATACAAAAACTAAAAAATATCAAACAGGTTCCTGCACTGCCATATCAAGGTGAAGCCAAACGAGATCAGCCCGAGCATTGGGGCAGTGGTGGATATGCTGTGTTAGTGGCAGCTGAATTGGGATTTGAAGATATCACTTTAGTGGGGTTTGATCTTTATTCTAAAAACAACAAAGTCAACAATGTCTACAAAGGTACCAACAATTATGCTGCACCTGATTCACACAGTGTGGATTACAATTATTGGGTCTATCAGATTTCTAAAGTATTCCAACTGTATCCTTCAATACAATTTACAATACTAAATCAATCAGATTGGGTATTACCCAGAGAATGGCAACTACCCAACGTTCAATTCAGAAATATTGAGCAATTAGTCTATTGACATTAAATACTGTTGTTGTATAATAGTACAATGCACACACACAGGCACTGAGAGGACTATATGGCATCATCCCTCTATAAAAATTCTGCAGTCATCAAACTTGCTACTTTTCAAACAAAGGAGACTAGAGATGGCAAAATATATTTCAACAAAAACTTACGGTAACGAACAAGGGCTTTCATGCTGTTTTAGACAGTGGAGAAGCACACATTCACATTGCTCACTGCTACACGGGTATTCTATCGGTGTTCGTGTTCATTTCGAAAGTGAGACCTTAGACGATCGAAATTGGGTCATGGACTTTGGCGGGCTTAAAGCATTTAAGGCATGGTTAGAACACATGTTCGATCATACTTTAGTGATTGCAGAGGACGATCCTTATCTGTCACAATTCAAAGATATGGCAGCATTAGGATTACAAGATCAAGGTGGTATTTGTGATCTTAGAATTGTTCCAGCAGTCGGCTGCGAAAAATTCTCAGAATTAGCATTTAACACTCTAGACGAAATTATTAAAACCTATCAAGCAGGTCAAACGTGGCATCTTAAAAATGATAAAGGCGGCACTTTGAAAACCTTTGAATGTCGATATCCCGTAGGACAAGGTGTTAAACTACGTTCTGTAGAAGTATTTGAACACGGTGCTAACTCAGCGATTTACGAAAGATAATTAAATTGTGGCGTTTATGGGCGAAAGCCCTAGGTGAAAAAGTAGGCAGCACGGATCGAGAAGCCGACCGTGTTGCTGTAATACGTACAGTGATAGTGGGCGTTTACATCATTACTAATCTTTTTATTATTGCTGGTGTTATTAGACATTGGTAAATAATTCATGAAAAAATTTAATGTACACAATTAAGAGATAGATTACAATGATTTTAGAAATTGACAATTTATTAGATAGTGCAACTGCTGATAGTATTGAGAATTTTATGTTATCTATAGATTTTAATTGGGTATATATAAAATCAATATCAGGACCCTGTGTCAATGATGAGGCAGTGGCTAATGATCCTAAAATTAAAGAATCTGACGGATTTATGCATATATTTGTAGATAATAAACAACTAGTATGTCCACATGCTGGAATTATTCGTTCATTAATAAGTGCAATGGAACAACGTACTGCTAAGACAGTAAAAGAAGTCGAACGTTCAAGGGCTGTATTATTGTATAAAAACCCAACCTTTGGAGATTTTTATCAGGGTCCTCATACAGATTATGCCAACCCTCACATGGTCATGATATACTATGTAAGTGATAGCGACGGCGATACAATATTTTTTAATGAGAAACATACTGGAACGATCGATAATAGCAAAAAGACTATTAGTCAACGAATAACTCCTAAAAAAAATAAATGTATTATATTTGATGGATTACAATATCATGCTGGGAGTGTTCCCAAAAACTCTCACAGGATGTTTATTAATATTAATTTTTGTTTTGAACAGGATAACAAAGCTGATAATAAATATCCCTATGCATACATTTAATATCGGCAGAGTTGTTGCCAACAATAACAATAAAATTTTCCTAATAGCAGGCCCTTGCCAGATCGAAAGTCAAGATCATGCCGAATTCACTGCTGGCTCTATCAAAGAAATCTGCGATGAGTTAGACATTGATCTAATTTATAAAAGCAGTTTTGATAAGGCCAATAGATCCAGTATTGGAACACAGCGTGGCATTGGTATTGATGAAGGTCTAAAAATCTTAAATTCTATCAAACACGAATTTGGAATTCCTGTACTCACTGATATACACGAGGCTTATCAAGCACAGTTATCAGCAGACGCTGGTATTGATATATTACAAATACCAGCATTCTTATGCCGACAAACTGATCTATTATTAGCAGCAGGTGCTACAGGGTGCGCAGTAAATGTCAAGAAAGGGCAGTTCCTTGCACCCCATGATATGAAAAATGTTGCGGCAAAGATCGCTTCAACCGGTAATACTCGTATTATGTTATGTGAAAGAGGTTATACTCACGGATACAATAATCTTGTGGTTGATATGCGCAGTCTACCTATTATGGCAGACACTGGGTATCCCGTGATATTTGATTGCACACATTCTGTTCAACAGCCTGGTGGATTAGGATCAACGTCAGGCGGGGATCGCAAAATGGTTCCTTATTTGGCTAGAGCAGCGGTAGCCACAGGATGTCTAGCAGGTGTGTTTATTGAAACACACGAAGATCCAGATAACGCACCTTCAGACGGTCCGAATATGATACCACTGCACGAACTCAAAGATTTACTTCAAGACCTAGTAGGCATCGATGGATACATTAAAAAACCAAGAAACTAAACAACAAAGGAAACTTCGCAAAGCACTGTTGAAATCGGAAAAAGAAAATCAACAGGCTTTAGATAATATTGATCCCAATGTTAAGATTACTGTGCTATGTGTTCGCTTTGGTCACAAATATGGCAGAGAGTATGTAGAAAGATTGCGTAACATGGTCTCGCGACATATGACCATACCCTACGAGTTTGTGTGTCTCACAGATGATCAACATCCAATCACCGGTGTTCGTAGTATCGTACAGCCTAACGCAAACTACGCTCGCGGTTGGTGGCATAAGGTTCATATGTTTGATCCTAATATTCCACTAGCTGGGCGCATCTTATATTTTGATTTAGATGTTGTAATACATGCCAACATTGATAAACTCGCAGGATATCTCACCACAGAATTTGTAGGTATACATGATTTCAATAGAAAATTCCATGCCAATTGGAAATATCTCAACAGCAGTGTGTTAGCTTGGAATCACGGAAGCCAAACTGATATTTGGAATCAGTTCAAAACCAATCCCAGAGAAGCACAACGCCTAGCTGGTGATCAAGATTGGATTTGGAAACTGTGCAGAGATAAAATCAAATTTTGGCCTAGAGAATGGATACAGAGCTACAAGTGGGAAATGCGCAGCCGAGAAGAACTGACTTTGATCAATGGCAAACGGCAGTTCACTAATGTGCGTAATGATGTAGTCGTTGAGCACGGATGCTCTGTCGCTGTGTTTCACGGTGACCCAAATCCCTGTGCCGTACAAGATAAATTTGTTCTTGACAACTGGCGCTAAAGATGTTATACTAGCTGTATGACTAAACGAATAGGCTTTGCCTGCAAATGGATCAACGACCCTTCCGAAGTATCCGGAATGAAAATCAATGCTCGTGATCGAGACTTAAATACAGGCGCTACCACAGTTAGATGGTTGCGAGAACATCCTCAAGAAGCAGAACAGCGACTTTGGGATTTAATGAAACGAAACATTGAAGCCTGCTACAAATTGGTAGACAGGGTGGGAACACTAGATGAAAATCTTAGAATGGTACGACTCAGCAGCGATATACTTCCTGTATACACTGAGCCTAGTTGGAAGTGGTTTTGGCGGCAGCCCGATGTCAGAGCCTTTGCAGAAAGAGAGTTTGCCCGAGTCGGTGATTTGGCTAGGAAGAATAATGTTAGGCTCAGCTTTCATCCTGGGCAGTTTTGCGTGTTGGCGTCTGATACACCTGACATCGTAGAAAGATCAATAGAAGAATTTGAATATCATGTAGACATGGCCCGATGGATGGGCTATGGTAAAACATTCCAAGACTACAAGATCAATGTGCATATCGCAGGCCGTCAAGGCCCGGCAGGTGTTCGTGCAGCATTGAGCCGCATGACTCCTGAAGCTCGCAACTGCCTTACTATAGAAAATGACGAAATGACCTGGGGCATTGACTCCAGTCTTGAATTAGTCAATGACTGTGCCCTAGTCCTTGACATACATCACCATTGGGTAAAAACTGGAGAATATATTGAAGCCACTGATGACCGTGTTAAAAGGATTGGCGATAGTTGGCGTGGTGTTCGCCCTGTTATACATTTCAGTGTTTCACGGGAAGACTATCTTATTAACCATGCCACCGACACCTTTCCCTCTCTTGATGAACTGATTGAAAGCGGACATAAAAAAGCAAAACTCAGAGCACATTCAGAATTCTACTGGAACACAGCAGTTAATGAATGGGCACTGAGTTTTAGACAACATTCAGATATCATGTGCGAAAGCAAAGCAAAGAATCTTGCTAGTTTTGCACTATATCAACAGGCATTACGCCTTGGGCTTTGATTTGGATTTTGTAGCAGATTTGGCTTTAGACACTACTTTTTTTGCGACAGTTTTAGCTTTTTCAGCAACCACTTTAACTTCTTCCTTGGCTACTTCAACTACAACTTTAGCATCAGCAGCATCTACTTTACCGTCTTTATTAATGTCTGCACGTCCAAAGAGTTTCTTGAAAAATTCTAACATGATATTTTCTCCTGTGCTTTATTTACTATAAATATTATCATGACGCTACATTTTATTAAAAGTTTAACAGAAACCAAAGACAATCTAGAAATTCGGCAGGACAAGCTGAAATTCCCCAAAGATGCTTTAGATCCTGTAATGAGCGAAGCCACTATTAAATATCACTTCGATGGATTAGCCAGCAAGTATTTTGATCGTTATAATGCAGGAGAAGGTGACGCAGATTTTAACTACGGCGGTGCTATGCTGCACAATATTTGGTTTTCAAATCTCACTCCGCCCGTAGCTGCTAATAAGCCTCAAGGACTCAGCCTAGATCTTATAGATTCCAAATACACTAGTTTCGATAAATTCAAAGAAGAGTTTGAAAAAACTGCTATGTCAATTCAAGGCAGCGGTTGGATATATATGGATAAGTCGGGTGAAATCCGAACTATTCGCAATCACGAATACAAAAAGAACATGAAGATTGCACTGTTGATCGATTGGTGGGAGCATGCATGGGCACTGGATTATCAGCAGGACAAAGCCAAATATCTACAGAATATTTGGCGAATCATTGATTGGGAAACTGTTAACATTAGACTACAAGGAGAATGACTATGTTAGAAACATTATTTTGGTTAGCACTAGGAGCATTTGTAGGGTGGAATTTTCCACAACCTGAATTTGCCAAAGGAATTCAAGCAAAAGTATTAGGATTCTTTAAGAAAGGATAATCCATCATGGCTAAATTTAAAGCACACCATCCAAGGTCTATCAAAGCCACTGCTAGACGTGTAATTAGGAAGAAAAAGTAAAATGGCATATTCAGACAAAGTGTTAGACCATTACGAAAACCCTCGTAATGTGGGTTCATTTGCCAAAGATGATCTCACAGTGGGCACAGGTATGGTAGGTGCTCCTGCCTGTGGTGATGTGATGAAATTGCAGATCAAAGTCAACAATGAAGGCATTATAGAAGATGCGAAGTTTAAGACCTATGGTTGCGGCAGTGCTATTGCTAGCTCTAGTCTCTGTACAGAATGGCTCAAGGGCAAGACACTTGACCAGGCAGGTACTATCAAGAACTCAGATATCGCTACAGAACTGGCGTTACCGCCCGTTAAAATCCACTGTTCGGTTCTTGCAGAAGATGCGATTAAAGCAGCGATAAAAGATTATCAAACCAAACATGATCTCGTTAACTGAACTAGCCGCAGAAAAAGTTAAAACCCAGCTAGAGCGTAGGGGAAAAGGACTAGGCATTCGTGTAGCCGTTAAAACTACCGGATGCTCAGGGCTTTCTTACGTTATGGAATATGTAGATGTACCCTTGCCGGAAGACATGAGTTTTGTTAGCCGCAACGTACATGTATTTGTAGATCCTAAGAGCCTGGTTTATGTTGATGGAGTTGAAATGGATTGGGTTCGCAATGGACTCAATGAGGGATTTGATTTTAAAAATCCCAATGAAAAAGCTCGCTGTGGATGCGGCGAGAGCTTTACAGTTTAATATTTTCCCACAGGTAAATTAGTACTAGCCGGCATATCCCAAATTTTCTTCTGCTCCACTCCCTTGCGTTGAGCAAATCTCTTAGCATCACAATTTTCACAAACATGAAAGTAATTATTGCTTAATCTCTTACGATCAACTTTTCGTATATCTCTTTCAAATTCTGCATCACAATTATCACAACGAAACACAGCTATGGTTTTTATACGTTCATAATTGTGTGTTACACCTAGTTTGCTGGTTCTAGAATAGTTGTTTTTCTGTCTTTTAGTCGTTAGAAACATCAAGTATTTACATTAGGCTTTTAAAATATTGGGCTAAATACTAGAGAAAGTTTTATTCTTAGGATCAGCCATGGCGAGAAAAGTAATTGATGTAGGTGTAGTCGGCAATGACGGCACCGGTGATAGTATACGTGATTCGTTCCGAAAGGTCAACGACAACTTCAGAGAACTGTACAGTTCACTAGGACTGGGTGAAAAATTAACATTTATCGGTCTTGATGACACTCCTAGTTCCTATATTGGACTGAATGATGCAACAGGCAACACTCCACTACTAACAATTAACAACACAGAATCCGGAATTGCATTTAAACGTCTAGTAGCTGGTACAGGTATCGCACTGGACTTTACTACCAACAACTCAGAGATACGAGTTATTTCTGAATTTGCAGAAATTTCGGGAGATCCAAATCCAAGATTAGGTGGTAATCTAAGTGCTCTTTTCGGAGGCAGTCAATATAGAATCAACGATCTTACTACTCCAATCACTCCCGGTGAAGCTGTAAACAAAGCCTACGCCGACACTAAAATATCCAAGGCTGGTGTTAATGCCATCGATCCAGCTACTAATTTAGCCACTACTAATTTTGGCACCATGACTGGTCCACTGATATTATCGAGGTCACCAGAACCCGACGATGATATTTTATATGACGGATTGATAGCTGCTACTAAATCATATGTTGATAACGCATCATTCGGTAGTGTGAGTAATTTGTTCGTGGCTCTCAGCGGTCAAGATGAAAGGCCTGGACTTGCAAGAGAATTCCAAGGTCGTGCATTGGCCTATGCCTACAGAACCATCGAAGCAGCATGTCGTCGAGCAGAAGAATTAGTTCTAGAAGCACGTCAAGAGATCGGACCTTATAAAAAGGTATTAACATTTAACAATCGTGCTGGTGAATGTACATTAGCATTGGCTCCTTTTGCATCTCCTTCTTCAGGTACAGGATTCAGCGGTGCCGTGAGAATGAGTCTATCTACCGCAACTATTCTAGGTGTTGGCACTAACTATTTTCCCGGGGACATATTATCAATCAGCGGTGGAACTATCGCATCAGGCGGCGGCGCAGCGACCATTGAAGTATTAACCACCCTTACAACACCTGGTGCTATTTCTACTTTTAGAATCGTTTCTACAGGTTCATATAGTGCATTACCAGGTGCTGTGGCTGTGGCCACAACTATTACAACTTCGGCTGCTCCGGTAAGCATAGGAGCCATAGGTACCGGTGCTACGTTCAATTTAACCTATAAGGTTAATTCTGTTTCAATCAGCAGTGGTGGTAGTGGTTACAGTTTAGTTTCTGTGAGAATCGTCGGTGGTGGCGGTGCTGGTGCGTTTGGTACAGCCAATGTTACAGGTGGAGTTGTAACTGGGATCACTATCACAGATCAAGGCAGTGGCTTTACCAGTATCCCAACACTGACAGTGGATTTACCAAGATTTGCAATTAGAACCGATGGATTCAGAACTGATTTCACTGGAGATGTATTAACTAGTACTCCAGAAGCTATTCGCGGTCGTGATATCAGAGAAGGTCTATTTTTATTCGGAGAAACTTCAGGAGCATTAGCTCAGATTCTACAGCACGATGGATCTTTAGACAGTGGAGGCAACGAATTATTTGATGTTGATATCAAGTTCGGTGCTTTCCAAGTTGGTGAAGTTATATCTTATGGTGATGTCACTAAAAATATTCATTGCACGATCAACGTAGAAAGCGGTATCTATGAAGAGAATTATCCTCTTAAACTTCCGCAAAACTGTTCTATCGTGGGTGATGAATTTAGACGTATAATTATAAGACCAAGAAGTGGTACTAGTTCAAGTCCCTGGTCCTTTATTAAATTCCGTAGAGATCTAACCATCGACGGATTAACCACCGCAACTAGACTTTATGGTTATCATTATCTGCAGGACAGTTCTCAACCGGTATATCCCAAAGTTGATAACAAAGGTGCGTACACATCTGCGGCAGCATTGATTGATCTAAACAGACAGTTTTTACAGAATGAAGTCATAGCCTGGATCGATTATCAGATAGCTAATAATATTGCCCCATTTACTACTACATTTGATTATGATGCTGCTGTGTGCAAACGAGATGTGGGATTAATTGTCGATTCCTTGGTATTCGATTTGAAATACGGCGAATACAACAGAACTATCTCAGCTGGTTTAAAATATTATCAAAATGCCAGCGGATTGATTGCCATTGGAGCTCAGCTATCACAAACACTGGCTGCTATTACTAGATTAAACACATTGATAACTTCTGTGATAGCCAACACTGCGATCACAGTTAATCAAACTATTTTTTCCCAAATCATTGATCCTGCTTTTACAGCAGAATCAGGATCATCTACAGTGATTAATGCGTTGATCGCTGCACTAAAAGATGTTATGGACGGCAGCGGCAGTGTAAACTATCCTAAAGAAAACGATCAGATGGACGTGTTCCTAGCCAATGATGCTGTGCGCTGGCAGGCTATCACAGCACAAGGTCACGGCGGATTCATGTTAACTCTTGACCCCACAGGACAGATATTAGCTAAATCTCCATATGCTCAGGAATGCGCATCATTCTCTAAGAGTATCGATGCACAGACATTTGCAGGTGGTATGTTCGTTGATGGTTTTGCAGGTAATCTACAATGGAAACACAACAGTACTATAACTGGAGCTGGCATTACCACAGGCACTAGATTGAGTGTTAGTGGGCTAGATCGATTCCCACAACTGCCCGCCAGCTTCTTGGTAGATGATTCAGTTTACAGAGTAAACTATGTTCGAGACTTTGTTTATTCAACCACAGGTAGTACAGCTACATTTGTGTTGGATGAAACCAATCCATTCTTGAGAACTGCTGGTGCTCAAACCTGTACTATCAGCACAGCATCACCTGCTGTGATCACAAAAACTGATCACAGATTGCAGTCGGGTGCTATTGTAACATTCTCCAGCACAGGTACTTTACCCTCGGGAATTTCAGCTACCGCTGAATACTATGTGTTAGCCGACGGCTTGACTAACAATACCTTTAAGGTCACAGCAACATTTGGTTCTATTACTGCGGTAAACACAACCGCAGGCGGTACTGGTACTATCAGCTATCAAAGAACCTACGAATTACTAATGCCTGGCAATAGATCAATGTTAGGCAATGATTACACACAGATCAATGACATGGGCTACGGAATCTTAGCTACCAACGGTGGATTAGTTGAAGCTGTGTCAATGTTTACCTACTATTGCTACATTTCATACTATTCTCTGAACGGTGCACAGATTAGATCAATCGCAGGGTCCAGTGCTCACGGTGTATATGCGCTAGTGGCAGAAGGTGCTGATCCTTTAGAGGTTCCAACTCCCACTGATGTGTATGAAGACTTTTCACAGAAAGTAAAATGTTACTTTCCAAGTAGTCCGTATGCAAATACTGCAACTGGGTTACTCATCTATGTTTATGCATATGATTATGTTCCACTGGGCAGCAGTGAATTAGAAGTTGAACATACAATTTCAGGTCAACCGGTATTATATCGTTACCCTGTTACTGCGGTAACTACATCAGATACATTCCCTACCGGAGTGGTTCGACTTAATCTTACTTCAGGTGTTGGATCAACCAGTGCTGGATTAGCTGCTGTGGTTCCTAACGGAACTGTTATGACTTTGAGAAGTAACGGACAAATAATTTTAACCAACGATCTTGTTGAAGTTGCGGTAAGGCCGTCAACTGGTTTGAAATTGCGTGAGACTGCAGATACTGTTTATCGTGTGTTACAATTTAGCTCATACACAGATCTAAACGGTCCTTATGAAGTCAGTATAACTAATGCTAGTCCAGCCGTGTTAAAAGTTTTGGCAACTGTGACAGATATTGCCACAAACGTCTGTACCACATCGCAGAATCATAAACTAAGAATTGGTGATAAATTTATACCAACTTCTACAGCCAATAACTTTGTCAGCGGTACTACCTACTATGTAATCAGTGTTCCGGAATATAACCAGTTCACTGTTTCAACATCTCCGGGCGGTAGTGTGTTTGCTTTGGTCGACGGTGCTGGATTGACCATCAAAGGTGTTAAGACACATAAACTTTTAGAAAATTACACCCTATCATTTACTACCACAGGTACATTACCCGCAGGTATCGTTCCAGTCGACACACATTTTGTGATCAGCAGTGGACTTACTGACACTGAATTCCAAATAGCATTAACCAAAAATGGTACAGCTATCAACACCAGCTCAGCTGGCTCTGGCGTCCATAGATATGATCAGGAAGGTTTAACTAAAACCAACCTCAGAGAAAACTATGATTTCATAGATCTAACACTGTGGCAACCTGGTGAATTCATCAGCTCTGCTCCGACGGGCACTGAAGTCAGCGGCATAACAATAGCAAGTCCTGCAGTGATCAGCACAACATCAGGTCACGGATTTGCAGCAGGTGATGTAGTTAAATTTACCACATCAGCACCTGGTGTGTCGTTACCGACAGGATTAAGTAAAAATTCACATTATCATGTGTTAGCTGCAGGATTAGGAGCCAACGATTTCCAAGTGAGTCTTGCACCAGGAGGCGCAGCAGTTGATACCTCCGGCGGTTCGTTTACGGACGCTAGAGTAGGTAAAGTCACCGGTCGTGCCGGCGACACTGCATTTGCGGTGGTACCAGTGGGTGGGGCTGCAACACCTAGAGTAAACGGTAGTAAATTTATATTCAAAGGTGAAGAATATATCATCAGTCTGTATGAACCGGAAAGTGTAACCAACGAATCCTATGCTAGAGTGACATTAAGCCGTGCGTTGATTCACAGTCTTATATCCTATGAAGCTGTAACTACCGTCAAATCAGCAGTTCCGATAAGAACCAACGGCGCTCTAGGTACACTGACTATTCGTATTGCACTGACTCGTGTTACTGGACACGACTTATTAGAAATTGGCACTGGATCTTATGCGGACACCAATTACCCTAGTGAAATTTTTGGAGCTTCAGTAAATCCCATAGATGAAGATTCTGAAACACAGGAACGAGACGTAGGTCGTGTGTTCTATGTAACCACTGATCAATACGGTAATTTCAAAGTTGGTCCATATTTCAAAGTGGATCAAGGTACTGGTACTGTTACATTCTCATCCAGTATAGCGTTAAGTAATCTAGACGGTATTGGATTCAAGCGAGGAGTAACTGTTTCAGAATTCTCAGTGGATTCTTCAATGTCTGAACAACGAACCGATACTGTGCCGACTGAGAATGCTGTTGCTATTCATGTTCAGCGTAGACTAGGTACTCTTGGAGACGGCAGTATTATCGGCGACGCAGGAAACTTACTTCCTCCCGGTGTTGGCGGATTCATGGCTCTCAGTGGTGTTCTGGGCATGAAAGGCACCATGAACCTTAACTTTAATAGAATACAGAATGTTACAGATCCTGCCAGCGCACAGGATGCAGTAAATCTTCGTAGTCTAACATTTGCAAACTTCCAGAATACTACTATCACAGCACCCAGATCTGCAGACATACTGACATTCACAGGTGCGGGAGACTTTGCACAGAACTCTACAATGATTGGGGATGTTAGCCTAAGCATAGACAGTACTGCTAATACCGTGGACGCACAGATCAATCCTGGTGTGATTATTGATGCTGATGTTAATGCAAACGCAGCCATTGATCATGCAAAATTAAATCTTGATAATGCTTATGTAACATCTGCGGCCAGCATCACAGGAGTTACTGCCACAGGCAGCGGCTCAACAGCTACATTAACATTCACTGCACCAATTTCTCCTGCTCCTTTCTCAGCGGGACAACGAGTTGTGATCACAGGCATGAGTACAGCTGGATACAACGGCATCTATACCGTGGCATCCTGTAACACAACCACACTGACCTATAGTTCAACCACAACTGGAGCAGCCTCGGGCGGTGTTATAAGACCACTCAAAGGTATCGCAAGTTTTAACAGTGCAGAATTTAATGCAGACAATGGTTGGATCAGTTTGAAAAGCGGAGGTACTGCGCTAAGTTCATTAACACCAATCGGATCGTTAACTGTGTTAGGTAACAGTACACTAGGCACTGCCAATGTTACACAGGTACCTTTCAGCACAGTTATAGACAGCGGTGCCGGTGTTAAAAAATCTCAATATTCATCTACAGGATTCCTTAGAAGAACCAGCGGTATAAGTTTAACTGCAGATGGTGATTATGCTGTGGTAGAAGCTGCTGCAGGATCTGCAGCTAGTCCAGAAGCCAGCAAGCTGGTAATAAGAGATTCAAACGGTGACTTCGGTGCTAGAATTATTGACTTAAGCCAATTGAAACTGGACAATCAGGTGGGCATTGACACAGCTACCACAGGAACTGGCGGATATATTCGTTATTACGGTTTTAATACTGCTGGTGGCATTCTAATACAAGATGGAACTCTGTCATCAGATAAGGCCACTAGTTACTGGAACAATGTACATAATTTTAAAACACAAAACGGCGGTGCCGATGCTCCAATCACTGCATCCAGCATACAGGTACAGGCCATCACCACAGGTGGCAATACTACAGCAGGTACTATCACAGGACGCTGGACTTTAACTGGAACATCGCCCAACGACTCAAGACTGCAGGCCACATATTCAGCTGACTTGGCGGAATACTATGAAGGCGATCGAGAATATGCTGTGGGCACTGTGTTGATATTCGGTGGGGACAAAGAAGTTACTACATCAAACTCACATATGGATACCAGAGTGGCAGGTGTGGTTTCTGACACAGCAGCCTTTGCCATGTATGAAGCATGTCCAGGACTGAAAAACTTAGTGGCACTGCAGGGACGTGTGCCTTGTCGTGTAGTTGGAAAAATATCAAAAGGAGATCTGCTAGTGACATCAAACATAGCGGGTGTGGCTATATCAGCAGGCAGCGTGGCCAACGTTGGAACCATAGTTGGTAAAGCATTAGAAACATATGACTCAGATCATATCGGAACAATTGAAATCGCAGTAGGGAGAACATAATGCCATTACCAAATCCAAATATAACTCCAGGGGCACCACCGCTAAGATGGGATAGAGTTCTAGAGGCATTCACACAGGTCAATGAAAACTTTGACAGTATCGCTGCTACTATAAGTGGCGGAGGTGGTGGTCTATCGCCAATCAACTTTGACACACTAGATACCAATGTCAGCCCTGCCGCAGACAATACCTACAAACTAGGTGCATTGGGCACCAACAGATGGAAGTCAGTGTTCTTGGCAGAATATCAAGACACACCAGCAGATTCAGCCAATGGTATTTACATTGGTTCCGCACATATCAAAGGTATAGGATCACACATAGATCTTCCTATCAATTCAACCATCGATGGTGAACTGCTACAACAACCTTACTTCAATGCCATACAGGTTGACAACGAATTAAGACTGGAAGCCACTGCTACATCAACTCCATTTGGTGAAACTGTGAATTTGAATTCAGGCACCGCTATGCAATTAGTGGTAAGCTCAGGTGCAGATTCAATTACTTTTAATAACACAGGTGTTACAAGTCTTACAGGTACTGCTGGGCAGATTGGTGTTAGCGCAGCCACTGGAAATATCACCTTAACTAACTTAGGTGTGTTATCATTAACCAGTACAACTGCACTGCCTTCAGGTAGAACTGAAGGTGCAGGTATTAACATCAATGCCAGCACAGGCAGCGGAATCAAAGTTACTAATACCGGTGTTCTAAGCATTGTAGCAGGTTCTGCAGCATTGACTGTGAACACAGATGTGGCCACTGGCATAGTCACTATCACTAATGCAGCACCAGCTGGTAACACATTTGGTTCTATCATAGTTGCAGGTGACACATCATTCCCTATCGTGGCTAACAGTCCAGGTGCTAACTTTAAAGTAAACAGTGGTGAAGGTATTACACTTACCAAAGACACTACCACAGATACTCTAACTATCACAGTGAATCCAGTATTTGATCTTAGAGGTTCAGTGTTTGCAGATGATTCTACTGTGATGGTAGATGCTGTGAGTGGCACCTTACGAGGTATTTTCATAGGCTCTGTGTTCACAGACAATTCAACACAGATCATAGATGGCAACACTGCCACAGTCTACGGTAACATAGAAGCCACAACATTGAGAACCAGTGAAGAAAAGATAGCACTAGGTCAAAATGCTGGTTTAAATCAAGCCTAT